TGCTGAGCTGCAGCCCTCAGTTTTCGACATGTATGTCAACGCTGGCGGCAATGCGGTGAAGATCCTGCAGCGGCTGCTTGGCGAGTTTCAGGAGCCGGTGACAGTCGACGGGGCATTGGGCCCAAACACCGCTGCCGCTGTTCACCGGGCATTCAGAAAGGCAGGTTCATTCTTTGTGGACGCCTACGGCATCGCCCGCCGCAACTACTATTTCCGGCTTGCTGACCGGCGCGCCGCATCGCGCAAATATGCCCGCACCAGGGCTGGAGGCAAAGGTGGCTGGATCAGGCGCGCCGAGGACTTCATCAACCCGCAATTCCACCTGACAAATCAAGAATTTTCAAACCGTGTGGAGGGTTGGGCATGAACGTCCTGAACTGGCTATTTGGTGGCGGACGCAATGTCATCGCCGAGACCGCTGGTGTGTTCATGGAGAACACAGAGGCAGGTGCTCAGCGCCGTTCTGAGTATTCCCAGGCCGCATTGGCGCAATTTGGGGCTGAGTTTCAGGTGCCGCGCCAGGGGTTCTTTGATCGCTTCATGGACGGGTTGAACCGCCTGCCCCGCCCGCTGATTGTGATTGCCATCTTTTCACTGTTTGCCTCGGCCATGTTCGACCCGCTTTGGTTTGCCGAGCGGATGCAGGGGCTGGATCTGGTACCGGAACCGCTCTGGTGGCTGGCTGGCACCATTGTCGCCTTTTACTTCGGTGGCCGATTTCAGGTGAAGTCGCAAGAGTTCAGCCAAGCCCTTGCGCAAAGCACCGCCAGGCTGCCGCAGGTCCTGGAGAATATCAGCAGTATCCGCGCCCTGGGTCATGACACTCCCGGCGTTGCCGAGACGGGCACCGATGCCACTCTCAGCCAATCCGCAATCGAGCCGTCAGACAATGCTGCGGTTCGCGCCTGGCAGAAAGGCGGTGCCTCATGATCGGCATTGATGCAAACCACTGATGTTTCCCTTTGACCCCACCATATCGCTGCCCTTCTTGCTGACAGCCGCCGCCATGCTGTTCACCTGGTTTCGGACACGTCGCTCAGGTGTCGATGAGAGATTTAAAGCCGGATCAAAACGGATGGCAGACCTGGAGCTGAGAGTTCAGGCTGTGGAACTCTCGCTGGGCACCATGCCGGATAAGGATGACATGCACAGCCTGCAGCTCATGCTCTCGGAAATGGGTGGCGACATGAAAGCCATGCGCGCCACAATGCGATCCGTCGCCGAAAGCCAGGGCCGGTTGGAAATCGTCACCACACGCCACGAAGATTACATGCGAGAAAACAAATGAGCTATTCAGACACAGTGCGCGAACATGCCCGGATTGCCATTCTGCGCTTTCTGGAAGACGCTCCGCGCTACACCTCGAACGTGTCCATGCTGGCCTCGCAACTGCCTCTTATCGGCATTGCCTTCACCCGTGCCCAGGTGGTGACCGAATTGGCCTGGCTAAAAGAACAGGGCCTGGTCGAGACTGAGGAGACCGGCGCCTTCATCGTTGCCACCGCAACCACGCGCGGCGTCGAAATCGCCCAGGGCATCGCCCGCCATCCAGAGATCCAGCGCCCCAAGCCGGGAGCGTAATCATGCCACCGCCCAAGAAATTGGATCTGGTCCCGGATGAACTGCGCCAGCGCCTGTCACAACTGCTGCAGGAACGCGGCTTTGGTGACATTATGGAAGTTACCGACGAGCTGAATTCCTGGCTTGAGGAGCGCGGCGAAAAACTCACCATCGGCAAATCAGCCGTGGGAGAGTTTTCCAAGCTGCTAAAATCCCAGCGCGACGCCTTTGCCATGGCCGAAACTTTGCTGTCCGATCTGGACATCGAGGGTGAAAGCAACATGCACAAAGTGCTGATGCAAATGATCGCAACAGCCGCCTTCCAAATGATGCAGGGCATGTCGGAAAAGGACCAGGACTTCGACCCCAAGAGCCTGGCCAACTTGTCCCGCATGCTGAAGGACCTGATGCAATCGGCTGGCATGCGCGAAAAGCTACGCGAGGACGAGCGCCGCCGGGTCTCACAAGAAGCTCGCGAACAAGCTGTCGACGACATCGAGCAGGCTGCCACTCAGCTTGGCATGACCAAGGACACTGTCCAGGGCATCCGCGAACAGGTTCTGTTTGGGGGCAAGCGATGATCGCTGAACCTCTCGCTGACGAAGAATGGGAGAGCATCCGCGCTGCCAGCCGCCAGGCGTTGCCTGATGTCATTGCCGATGAGGATGATCTGCCAGCGGTCCTGCTGCCCTATCAGGCCGAGCTGCTGCGGACGACGGCTCTCTACCCCTTTGTCGTCTGCGAAAAGTCTCGCCGGATCGGCATGACCTGGGCGGTGGCCGCCGACGCAGTGCTGACCTCAGGGGCGTCAAAACCCGCAGGCGGCATGGACACTCTATATATAGGCTTCAATCTCGACATGGCGCGCGAGTTCATCGACACCGCCGCCATGTGGGCCAAGGCCTTCATTCCCGCCGCCAGCGCCGTTCAGGAATTCCTGTTCAAGGATCAGCGTAACGGCGAAGAAGACCGCGACATCCTCGCCTTCCGGATCAAGTTTGCCTCTGGGTTTGAGATTGTCGCGCTGACCAGCAAGCCGCGCTCGCTGCGGGGCCGTCAGGGATACGTGATCTTTGACGAAGCCGCCTTTCACGAAGAGCTGGACGAGATGCTCAAAGCTGCCAATGCGCTGCTGATGTGGGGTGGCAAGGTGCTGGTGATTTCCACCCACGACGGCGACGCCAACCCATTCAATGTGCTGGTGCGCCAGGTCCAGGCGGGTGAGCGCGGCGAGAATGCCAAAGTGATCCGGGTCGATTTCAACGACGCCATTGAGGCTGGGCTTTACGAGCGCATCGCCCTGGTCACCGGCGAGCCTGACACGGCCGAGGCCAAGCAAGCCTGGACGGACAATATCCACGCCATCTACGGCGACGATGCTGACGAAGAGCTGCACTGTCTTCCCAAGGCGGGAACCGGGGCCTGGCTGACGGCTCCGCTGATCGAGGCACGCATGACCGCCGACGCACCGGTCCTAACCCTGGAGCTGCCCGACGATTACCTGCACTTGCCTGAAGACAGACGGCGGGATCTGCTGCGCGACTTCATGCTGGATCTGGAAGAGGTGCTTTCCGGGCTCGATCAGAAACCCCGTTACGCCTTGGGATTTGACTTTGCCCGCGTGGCAGACCTGTCGGTTCTCAGCCTACTGGCCATTGAGCAGAACTTGAATCGCCGCGAGGCCCTGTCGATTGAAATGCGCAACGTGCCAGGCGACGAGCAAAAGGCCATTGTCGCCGAGGTCATGAACGCAGTGCGTGAACGGCTGGTGGGGGCTGCTTTTGACGCCACCGGCATGGGGTGGACCGTGGCCGAGGACATGGGCCGCAAATTCGGCCTGCGCGAGAACATCGACACCCCCGGCCTGGTCTGGGCCATCAAGTTTAGCCAGGACTGGTACCGGCTGGAAATGCCGCCTCTTAAAACCGCCTTTGAAGACGCCACAATTTCAATCGGGAAGAGTGACGACCACTTGAGCGATCTGCGTTCGGTGAAAAAGATCCGGGGCATTCCGCGTGTTCCGGATGTGCGCGAGGCCGACGCCAAAGGCAAAAAGCGCCACGGCGACTATGCCATCGCCCTCGCACTGGCGCATTTTGCATCGCGCATGCGCTGGGTGGAAATCGACTACACCCCCGTCGGCGATCCGCGCCGCGACAGTCTGACCGGCAGTTCCGGCGATGAATGGGGCTCAATCTCTGAGGGCAGCGATTGGTGGCGCTCGCCGCTTGGTGCTGGATTACGAGGGGGGATCTGATGACCCGCAAAACACAAAAAGTGCTCGGCCCAAATGGACGTCCTGTTGAGCGCACATCGCTCACAGAGGAAATCGCCGCCCCAACTTTTGGCAGCGTGCGCTCCCCCGTGTCCGGCTACCCTGCCGATGGACTGAACCCGCTGCGCCTGGCACAGATCCTCAGATCGGCAGACCACGGCGACCCGGTGCGATACCTGGAACTGGCTGAGGCCATTGAAGAGCGCGACCCGCATTACCTCGGCGTATTGGGCACCCGCAAACGCTCCGTCAGCCAGCTAGACATCACAGTGGAGGACGGCGACGACAGCCCCATTGGCAAGGAAATGGCCGAGCGGGTCCGCAAGTGGTTGAAGCGGGGCGAATTGACCGGCGAGCTGTTCCATATCCTGGACGCCGTGGGCAAAGGTTATTCCTTCACAGAAATCATTTGGGAAAACTCCGAAGGGCAATGGCAGCCCCAGGAGCTCAAATATCGCGACCCCCGTTGGTTCAGGTTTGAGCGCCATAACTTGGAAACCCCTCTTATGCTGAACGATATCGGCCAAGAGGTTCCCCTGCCCCCTTTCAAGTTCATTCACGCCCGCATGCAGGCCAAGTCTGGTCTGGCCCTGCGATCCGGTATTGCGCGGGTGGCGGCCTGGACTTGGATGTTCAAAGCCTTCACCCAGCGGGATTGGTCTATCTTCAGTCAAACTTACGGCCAGCCGTTACGGATCGGCAAATATGGCCCCGGAACGTCTGAGGAAGACCGCAACAAGCTGTTCCGGGCGGTGGCGAACATCGCTGGTGACTGCGCCGCCATCATCCCCGAAAGCATGATGATTGAATTTGTCACGGCGCAAAACATGGGCTCCTCAACAGAGCACTACGAGAAACGCTGTGACTGGCTGGATCGGCAAACCTCCAAGCTGGTGCTGGGCCAGACTGCGACCACCGATGCCGTCACCGGCGGCTTGGGATCGGGTAAAGAGCACCGAGAGGTACAGGAGGATATCGAGACCGCAGACGCTCAGGATCTTGGGGCTATCCTAAACCGCGATCTTATCCTTCCTTGGATGCAATTCGAATTTGGTCCGCAAAAGGTCTATCCGCGCCTGGTGATTGCCCGCCCAAAGGCTGAAGACCTGAAAGCCTGGACAAGTGCTGCGGTGCCCTGGGTGAAGATCGGCCTTGAAGTCGATCAGGAAGAGGTGCGCGAAAAACTCGGCCTGAGCGCGCCCAAGCCTGGAGCCGCTATTTTGGGTAAAACCGCATCCACGCCGCCAAATCCGCGAGTTGCAGGGGGCAAAGGCAACGGGAATAGCCCTGAGACTGAATTTGAATACCGTTTGAAGGGTCACAACGGAAAAAAACAAGGGGATGCCGCTCTCCAGTCTCAAGAGCCCTCAGCGGGCCGTTTTGACGACATCCAGCCTGCAGTGCTGTTGGGAGATCAACTGGGACAATTGGCGACCCCGGTGATGACCGACATGATCTCAAATGTTGAGGCCATGATGGCAGCATCAGGATCACTGGACGAATTCCGCGAACATCTGCTGGGCGGCTTTCCCAATCTGCCCTCCGATGATCTGGCGGAAATCATGGGCGAGGCCATTGCCGCCTCCATGGCTGGTGGTCGCGCCATGATCGAAGACGCCGCAGATGGCTGAACCATTTGAAGCCATTTTCCGCAAGTCCTTCGCTGAACAGGTCACGGCGTTTCGGCTTCGGCTCGGTAGTCTGGTGCCCAGCTCGGCCTGGGATGACCTGTTAGGGAATGCCCATGATCGGGGCTTTATGGTTGCCGGGGCTGTTAAGGCGGATCTGCTGGCTGACCTGGCAGCGGCAATAGACAAGTCCATCACCGAGGGCACTGGCTTTGAGGCCTTCAAACGCGATTTTCGAAGCATTGTAGCCAAGCGCGGCTGGACCGGTTGGACAGGTGAGGACACCGAGGTCGGTCAGGGCTGGCGCATGCGGACCATTTATCACACCAATATGCGCACTTCATATATGGGTGGTCGTCTCGCTCAGTTGCGCAAAGGCAATTTTGCGTTTTGGATCTACCGCCATGGTGGGTCGAACGAGCCGCGCCTGCAGCACCTGGCCTGGGATGGGCTGATCCTGCCATCGGATCATCCGTTTTGGCAGATCGCTTTCCCGCCTAATGGGTTTGGCTGCAATTGCCGGGTCTTTGGGGCTCGGTCCATGGCTGGAGCCAAGCGGCGCGGCGGTGATCCCGCCAAGACGTTGCAGGATGGCTGGGACCAGGTGAACCCGAATACAAGTCGGTTGGACGGAATCGGCGACGGCTGGGACCATGCCCCTGGCGGCTCTGTTTCCGACCTGGTGCAGTCCATGGCCGGCAAGGCCGTCAACTGGCCCTACTCGATTTCTCGTGCCTTTATGGATGATCTGCCCGCCTCGGCGCAGGATGCCCATTCCACCGCCTATCGTAATCTGGTCTCGCTGCAGGACGATGTGCGCCGCTACGCAGGGGCAGTTGCTGACGGGCGCACCGTCGCGCCGATCCGCACAATGGGTCGGTTGAGCCAGGCGCACCGGCAACGTATTGCCAAGGTCTCAGGGCAGGATCTGGACAACTACCACTTCACACTAGACGCACCCGCCGTGCGTCATGTCCTTGCTCCGCATGGTGGCACGTCTGGTCAGTTTCCTATCAACCAGGAGAACCTAGCCCTGCTCCCGCGCATCCTGGATCGACCTGACAGTATCGAGACCGAGGGAACATCGAGCGCAGGTTATCCGTTTGTTCGCTTTACCAGGCGGTTCGGCGCGCAGGTCTATACAGTGTCATTGGAGATCCGGGGCAATAAAACTCGCATATTGGCGGTGCAGAACATGTGGGGAAAAACCGCCTCCGCTGGGTCTCGGATCTAACGCACTGCCCCAGAGCCGACATTCGTTTAAATCGCAGCATACATCCACTCAGGAACCCAATGTGACCGATGCTGCACCGCGCAGAAACTCGTCAAGAAGGGCGGACAGCCGCCATTCGCTGCGGTATGCACCAAGGTCTGCTCATCGGACAAATCTGCCGCGCATCAGATTGCACCACGGTTCGATCAATTCAGAGTGCTAACATCGCTCTGAATCTAT